CTTTTATTGCCTGTACTTGATTATATACAGCTCCGTGGTTATCTGCATTAATTGTTAGGGTTACATTTTCATCCGAAAAATTCTGTGAAATAACAGAATTAACAATTTCCTTGCTACAATCTGTGCTGGCGTCGTCTATTATTGATACACTATAGTTATCATAATCTTGACTAAGAATACTGTGTAAACATTTTTCCAAGTACTCGCTGGCATTATAGTAACAAACAATCACATGGATGTGTTGTTGTGTTGAGTGCCGAACAGAGAGTGTCCGTGGGTCACTATTGGTTATGCCAAAAACTTCCCTGACTTTGTTATTTAGGTTAGATACTTTTTTGTACTCTGGTTTACTTAAAAAATACTCAAATTCTGCAAATAAGTGTTGCTTCCACTGAAGGGCAACTGTGTCCCATGAACATATATCATTAATTTGGTTACATGCATATTGCTTCTGTTGGTGAAGATATGGCGAACTATAAGCTTGGACGGTTTGATCTATAAATTTTTTACATTGTGATTCCATGTCTATGTCAGGGAACAGACCATTGGGAGCAATAGCATATGGAATTTTATAGCAAGCATTATCCACCGCTATGCTTTCCAAGGCACCAAAGTCATTTGTGATTACCGGCGTATTATAATACAACGCTTCCAGTACACTAATCCCGAATGTTTCAGGAAATAAGGCAGGATAAAGCATGTAGCTAGCTTCAGTCATAATTTCTGCTACTTGTTGTTGGGTAACGATACCAGTAAATTCAATATCCAAATCAGGTGAGTTTTTGGCTATGTCGCATAATCTCATAAAAGTTTGTTGTTGTTCGTCAGGGGCAGAGTCATTTGAAAATTTATAGTAACCGCCCAGTATTTTAAGTTTTGCACTGGGGATGTTTTTCTTTATTTCTGGCCAGATATTTTCCACTAGTGGTACCATGCCTTTGGTTACACTACTATTAAACACGAATAAATTTGAGTCTTTGTTCCTGACGTCAGTCCAGTCATTGTACTTCACAATTCCATTGCGTGTTTGCCATATATATTTTTTTAAAACTTCGTAGTTTCTTCTTTTGCCATGATCGCAATTAGTTATGTATGTGGTATGCCAGTCACTAAGGGTAAATACTTTGTGAATACGTTGGGTCAAGCAAAATTCTTCAATTAAATCATCACCATCGCAGAAAGTGTCATGCATCCATAAAACTTTATAGCCAGCCCGCTGTGCCATTTGTTCAGTGTTCGGTAACCCAGTAAAACTTTTAAATCTTTCCTTGAGAGAATATGGCGCGAACGGTGCGACACTACGGCTTGCTATCATGATGTCATAATGTGTTTGTGTAGTTTCGGCTTGCCTGAGCGGTCGATAGGTAACATTATCGTACACACCAGGTGAAGTGTCGTCAGTATCACAGTCACAAAAAACCGTTACCTTGAAACCCAAGTTAGCTAGTTCACGGGACATATGTATAACAGCACTTTCAGACCCACCTAACCCACGACGACTTAGTGTATTACCGTCATAGGGTAACCCAAAAACGTCCACGAAAGATATTCTTAATGCCCTCATTGCTGCTATTTACCCACAGGAAACAACTATCTGAGTACTTACTGGTTTATTTTTAGTATGGTTTTTAGTTTGTCAGAGCCGCCATTTTGCAGTAAAGTAACTTTGCTTCCTTGATGTAAGGGACTAGGCCAACGGTCTATGTCAACCCAAGCATAGCCAGCACTTTCAGCATTGAGCTTGGGTTGAAATTCATGATCCACAACGTATACAAATGTGTAATAATAAAATTTTTTGTCGTTGCTTTGGTAAATGTCCAAGGGATTAAGTTTTGTTAGCTCTGGGACAAATCCAATTTCTTCCTCTACTTCACGTACCAAACCATCATAGATACTTTCTTTGTCTTCCAACATACCACCAAAGAATCCCCAGGTATGTCTAAATCTTTTGTTGCCATTTCGTAATTGTAGCATGCACCTTCCTGTATCAGTGGCTAGAAATATAACACCGCTTGCGGTTGTAATTTTATTATGATTATCGCTCATAGATACACCTTTGAGATTGGTTATAGATATAATCTCCAGAAGCCCGGGTTGTATGTTCCTTCGTAGCTGTTTTGCCATCTATTTCCAGTAAACAGATACTGCTTTCCTGTGTTACTGTTACTAACATACTGCTTGGTATCAGTTTCTGAAGCATCAAATACCACTACCCACGTAGTACCGTTGAACTGTATAATATCATCAATTTTTGCTGAACCACCGCCCCATGGGATATTTCCTGAATTTATTTCTTGGGTTAGTAAGTATCTCTGTCCAATCTGTGCAGCAGGTAAACCTGCGCCAGGCTGTGCTGCCATGGGATCAACAATGCGATCAATGGGATCTAATGTATTGGGATCAAGGGTATCAGAAATTAAATTAAAGTTAAGCACTGTGGGGTCAGGTGAATAAGATATTGTGCCTGTGATTATATCGGTTGTATTTTCAATGTCGTTTGTGGTGTTTAGTTTTATTGTACTGTCAGTCTGGATTATACCATAGCTTTCTAGTAGTTCTCTCCAACTAATAGCAGGTTTGCCTGTGGGGTCAATCAATGTTGCTGTTGAGTCTTTTATCAAGCATTCATATTGTTTGGGTGTAATAATAGTCTGATTATCCTCTGGGATACTACGAAAAAAGTCGTAAAATTGTGAGTCGTATCCTATGCCTTCTACATCATCATTTGCGTACATATTTTGCACAATTGTTTGGATAATTTGTTGCCGCTTCACTTTAGTGGGCGGATTTAACCAAACATTAACATCAAAGTTTAATGTGGCAATATCTAAAATGTCATCAACACCAGTAGGAATTCCACGATTACTCCAGTTAATATTTTCCAGTGTGATTTCAAAAACACTGCTCCAATCCACTGCATTTTTGTTATTTTGGATCTGTACGCCTGGATTGAATAAAATTAAAATTTGCTCAAGTAATTGAAGTTTTGTGTCAGTATTTGTAGTCCAGATATCTACTTGGACGTCAAGAGAATATGGGGTAGGCATATATTTCTGAATAGTATACAAATTTCCTGAGTTTTCTGTATACTCAGCCGTAGAGGTATCAAACTCTCGTTCAGCAACTTGAGCAGTATCAACATGAAAGGGATTTCGTCGCATGTCTGGATTTGCTTTTATGCCCGCCACCGCACATGTAATCATAGGCGCACTATTGATGATATTTTCTGAATTGTTCCTGACGATGTGACTTACTAGTCTGCTGGTGTCAGCATACCTAGCTGGCACACGATTATAATAAGCTCCGTCCTTGGTGTATTCCCTTACTCTGAACTGACTAAAAAATCTGACCAATTGTGTCATATATCTTTTTATTTGTTCATCATACCACCAGTCTAGGTTATTTGATTTTCCGTCCTCGATGCTCATAAAATTACTTATCTGTTGTGGGGTTAGGGGGCAGCATTATGTCGCCTGAAATGGTTAAACACTAAAGTTATCAGTAAATTGATAAATTGTGTTACCGTTTTTTTTGTTAGCAATTAATTTGGATTTTCTATTTCTGCGCGGATCGTAACTGACGTGAATCCATCCGCTGTTAATTCCGTGTTCCTCTACGTAATATTCTAAGATAATTTGATCAAACGGAGTATAGTCCACTATCCATTGTGCCACTGTTTTATTGTCTATACCTGGTATTTCTATATCAGCAGCATGTCCTGTAACGTGTTGACTCCCAGCACTGCCACCTATTCTGCGATTAAGCTCACCACATCTAAAACCGCTACTTATTTTTACTGGTCTCCCGGCCCATGTGCGTAATGGTTGTAACACCTGATCAACTAAACCATTTAGTCTATGTATTTCGGTTTTATTTGGTGTATTATCTATGCCTAGTTTTTGAGCAGTACTACTAGTAGTAAATTCACTAAGTGAAAAATTGGGACTAAGTTTCATGGGTACTCCTATTGGTCGTCATTATCTTGGTCTAGTTTTTTGTTTACCACACCAGTATCATCCCTGGGCAAAATAACTTTGCTCATATTGGTTTTTACTGGTGTAGAACTTTGGTCGCTGTTTATTGCAAAATCGTCGTTATTGATAAAAGTTTCCAGACCGCGATTCGCTGAAGTCCAAGATCTTCTAGTATCATCAGCATACCTGGACCACAGATTTCCTTGTTTTACAAACAACCGGTTAGGGTTAAAATCAGTTCTTAAAAAATATTCTCCATCCATGGCATCAAGCGGCATAGTATCTCCCTGACCCAAAAATACTGCTCCTTGTGGCACATCGGCTGCGTCATCACCATACAACACAATTTCAGGTGGTTTACCTTTTTCACCAGGATCCATGAACATGTGGTCCCTGCTGCGGGTATGAGGTTGGCTGGGTACGTCTAGCTCTGCTTGCTCTAGTACCCGGTTATTCATTTGAATTTCTGTTTTGTATGTACTGATTAAGTTCCTCAAATCATCTTCTTCCACACCGGTGCCTAATAAATCTCTGAATTCTTGCGAATCAGTTATGGTTCCTAATTTAACTCTCCATAAATGATTCCACCATCGGGCATCATAACCCTCGGCTGGTCTTGCCCCTTCTTTTACTACCAAAAATCTATTGACGGCATCGTCCTTGCCCAATAATAAGTCGTCCCTGAGATGCGGAAGCTCAAGAACATCACCAGGCATTAGACGCCTTCCCAAAGACTGGACTATGCTATTTTCATGAAAGGTCATGAAAACTTGGTCGTTAGCTAAAAATAGACCGAACTGTGTTAAGTCGAAATCAGAATGATCAGCTATATTGTATGCTCCCCTGAGCTGAAAAATATCTTTGGAATATTTGCGGTCCCTGTTTTCCAGAAACAACAAGTCTTGAATAAAAACTTCAGATTCGTCCACAGCACTACTTGGGCGAGTTGGATCGCCCTGGAACGGAGTTTCAGCCACCCCAATATACTTGTGGCAATATACACCAGTACCACCCGCAAAAATATGTTCGCCCACAATTCTGTCAATAAAGTTGAAATCATGAGTTTTGCGTTCGTTCCACAGCGATAATCTGGGCATATCAGTCTCCTATTAGCACTATTTATCCAAACGTCAATAATATCAATGACTTAGATCTTGACATATCTGTGTATCCTGATATTATGGTCATTTATGTGTTGATCCTCCAAATGGTGAAAAGGGTGTTTCAAGTATACTCCAAAAATCGCGAG